TTATTTTTTCAAGTTGTAGAATGATTTCAAACCACGGTATTCTGTTAGTGTCATTTTAAATGCGTATATAATAGGAAGAAAACCTATTAAATAAGGATATATGCGTGTAAGATACATACAATAAAACTTACATAAAGTTACTAAAGTTTACACTTATTGCCCCTTATTTGCCCCTTTTTTTATAAAAAAGGGCTTGGCAGCATGAGCTACCAAGCGGCATGAAAAAAACAAAAACATTGAACGTTAAAGTCCATATATAGTGTACCTCTATTTGAATTAAATGTCTAATGTTATATCGAGAAGACACAAAAAGGCTAGGGTTATCCTAGCCTTTTCATCGGATATTTTCTAAATTGTTTTCAAGCCATTTGAGACGGTTTTGGCGACCAGACGGAATAGGTTCTTGACCTCTTGAATAATCTTTAAACCGCATTTGGAGCATGTAAGAACCACCACCTAGCGAGCTAGATTCTAGCGCTATCTCTAAATAAGCGCTAGAAATCCAATTGCCGCTAGCTGTATACATTCTGCCAGCACCACCGATGATGTCGTCATGGCTAGTCTCAAGCCATTTAAGAAGTTGTTGCTTCTTAAACTGGTCATAATAGGCATGGAACGCCATATTTAACTTAAGGGAATTATCCAAATAGTATTTATGCTGAGCCTTTCCGATCATAGCAAGTTCGAAATCATCGAACAAGCAATCAAGCATGGCGTTAACTCGAGCAGCCCCCATCTTCTCTATAGAGGTGTCCCCGTTTTTGAATTTTTGCCAGTTTGCATCAGTGAATTTGATGCCCGGCAATTTGTAGAAGTCGTTTTCAAATTTAAAATAACGCCCTACGTACTCTAAAATCAATCCTTTTACATCTTCGTTGATAATCATTTTATTTCTCCTTTATTAAGCTACATCCCAAACTTTTTCAGCAATGTAGTAAGTGCCAATGCTGTCGCCGTCAGCAACTACTTCGATACCGTAGTAAGCACCAACTTTGTGCATTACTTCGTTGAATTTAACCACTTTAGCAGCGTCTAGCACTTCAACCATTGACCATTTACCAGCTTTACGCATTTTAGCTTCTACCGCTTGGAATTTAGCAAGGCTAGTGTCACTATCTTTGATAGCAGCCCACGCCATTTTCATAGCTCCTGCGATGTATTCGATAGCTTTGCCACCGAATTTTTTAGCAGCTTCTTTTGCGATTCCCCAAGCGTTTTTCATAACTTCTTTTTTCATGGTTCTTACTCCCTCTCTTTATCTTACATGCATAGTATATATCATATATGATAGTTTGTCAACACTTTTGATAAAGAAATTTAGTTTTTTTGCAAAATAAAAAACCGCCCATAAAAGGGGCGGCGTCTACCTATGAAGGCTATTCTCAAAACCGATACTATTATACCACAAAAAAAAGCCCCAGCAAAATGCTGAGGCTTCGACCACTACCACCATGATATCCCTATTGTGGCGTGAGGGGAGGTGATATACTCCTTTTCGTTTATTTAATTCGTGGTCTATTATTTACCAGTTTGGCCTTGTGTGGCTTGTGCACGGTCTTCGATAGCTTTGACCACTGAGGCACTAGCTTCGTTGATTGCTTTTGAAACTGCCGCCGTGTCATTTGATTGACTATTCAAGAAACGGTCAAAATCATCGTCTGGCAACGTCAAGTGTTTAGCTCCCGCTGAACGTAGAGCGTCCACCGTTCCCATTGAACCGATACCAAACACACGGCCATTAACTACACCAAGATATCCTTGACTTCCGCTTTCGCTACGTACTACATAATCCATATTTTCTTCTTCCTCTTTCTTGTTAACTAAATTGTCGCCATCGTTAATAATGACTACGTTCTTATCCAATCCACCAGCTAGGCCAGTTGATGTAAACTGCCACCAGCGTGTGTGCCCAATGTTTGGATACACGCCCCAATAAGGCTCTGGGCGTACCTCATAATCTGGATACGCTGCAATCCATAAGCTATTCGGATAACGTGCAGTGATTTGATCTACATATACATTGGCTAGTGTATACGGTTTGTAACTGTAGTAGATTGGCTCAAAACCGCTTGCTTTACAGATATCCATAAATGCTAGGACTGCATTAGTGTTGGCTTGCTTGTCTCCACTCGCCCCGTCCTCGTAGTCGCACACTAAATAGCGTGGGTGAGACGGCAGATTGCTGATAAAGTAATTCGCTTCAGCTTGCGCCGTTGCCACATCTCCACCGAAACGAGCGAAATGATAGTAACCGATACAGTTACTTGTGCTAGTTTGTTGACCGGCTACTGGACTAACCCAGCCCACACCCTCGGTCACTTTAATAACCGTATTATTAGTGCCGGACGCTTGACAGATACCAGTCAAGTCCCCCGGCTGATACGCTGACACATCGATAAAGTAATTATCTTGTGCCATGCCATCGAATGGTAATTCAAACCATCCAACCATTTGTTGAGTTGGTGCATTCCAGTCGATGTAGCTGAAATTACCAGCGCTATCGAGGTTTCTTGTGACCTTGCGTGTCCAACCGCCATTATAGAGGGCATCACCATTGCCATCGATATTTTGTTCGACAGTGGTAACTGTACCGTCTGAGTTTTCTGCCACTACGAAACCGATATGCCCAAATTGATGATACGGCAAGCAGTTAGTTACCCAAACACTGCCAACTGGTGGATTGTTAGATCCGTTGAAATAGGTAACTTTCAATCCTAGATTTTCAGCACGACTTAAGGCATCAATGGCATTTAAGTAGCTGAAATCAAGGTTAAACAAGCCTTGATATTGCAAAACATTGTCAATCAAAGCGACACATTGCCCGCCATAAGGGTTTGTGGGAACAGTGACACGTTGATTAACGAGACTATCGAGCGTGTTTAATAATTGTGCTTTTGAAGTCATGTTTCTCCTTTCTTAAATTATTTTTGAATAGCTTGTTTAATCTCCAAGATAGTTTTCTCCAACTCTTTTATTTTATTCTTTAACTCTTCAATTTCACTTGTAGGTAATTGAGATTTTGTTACAAGCGGGTCTTCCGCCCATTTATTTTGTTCCATTACCTGTTGAAAAAAGTTATTATATGTCGGAAATAGTCCATACGCTTGGCTGATAGTCAATGATGAAGATTGTTTGCCTTTAATTTCACCAATATCGCGACCAATGGTTTCTATTGCATCTTTTAAATTACTCATAAAACCACCTCATTAGAGAGTGTTTTTAGCTGTTGTATATGCTGCCACATAATCTTCATTTTCAATAGCTGTAATACGGTCACCAAGTTCAGTTTTAACTTCAGCAATCTTAGAAATAACAGCGCCATCAGTATTACCACCGTTTGCGCTGATTTTATCAGCGATTTCTTTGAGCGTATCAAGCTCTCCTGGAGCCCCACCAATAATATCAGTTTTAGCTTGCGCAATGGCAGCGTTAAGTTGTTCTTGAGTGATTCCGTTAGCGGTCACTTCACCTTTCTCAGCTTTGCCAGCCAACGCTGTTTTAATCTCCTTGATGTCTGCTCCGACTGCTCGGGCGAAATCATGTAATTTACTCATTTAATTATTCCTTTCAAATTTTAGCTAAATTATAGATGTTAACGAGGTCTTCCGTGGTATCAGTGCCACCACTGATTAACCCAGAATCTCGCAATTCATCAGCTAGTAGTTTCAGTTTAGGGCTCTTGTCTGATGGAATAGCACTGTCTGCATTTAGTGAGTTTTTCACTTTCACCTTGAAATTGTTAGACGGGAAAATGTGCCCATCCAGTTTAATTTCAAGGTAGTAAGTGCCAGTAGCTACTGCCTTACCCATCGAGAATGAGAATATACCATTCTCGACAGTAACATCTTGATAGAGTGCCACCGTTTTGTCATTGGACAGCGTCAGCTTACCAGTGCCGGACAGTTCCATGCGTTTCCCATCGTACCCTAGAATTTCGAAACCAAAGATGGAAGTGGTGTCCCCAGATTTTAGGACATCCCCTCCTTCAATTTGGTTGATGGAAGTCATGAGTTTAGCCATAAGCTAGTCCTCATGAGGTTTAGTGTATGATAGTGCTCGTTCGCTATCGCTAAGACCTTTCGTTGTGGGATCTGGGAACATATTCCAGACGTTGAACACCGTCAACCCCACCAAATATGGATTAGACAAGAATTTTCCAAGCAATCCAAACAATGCCCCCCAACTAGTGATATCTTCGAATTTGATCCCAAAGTAAGCCAAAACCGGTAATACCAAGGCTAGTGCAAAGCGTGTTACGAATGCGCGGTTTTTAAAACGAATAGTCCAGTTGATTTTCATGTTAATTCCTCACTTCTAAATTAATGTATTTCTTATAAAGGGCATCAATGTACCCGTTGCCACCTAGTTTTTTATAGCTACTGTGCATTTTGTGAATTACATCGGAATTGTGAACAGTGGTATATCCGCGCTCTAATTCTTTGTTAATGTCACGCTCAAGGCGTAGATACATAGTTACCAAATGCGCTTCATCATGCACTACCAGCTTGTCGTTTAACTCGTTGATTTTCTCGCCGTTGAATTTTCCTAATTCTTGAACGACTTCAACGGATTCTTGAATAGTGTTTAATTCCCCTTTTAACTCACCAAACTGCTCTTTGTTTAAGTTCGCTGATTTACTAGCTTTCATACCAAACCAGCCCGTCGCTACCACACCTACGGTTGGGGCAAGGTGAGCGATTAAATCTGAAACATTCAATGAGCAACACCTCTTTTAACTATTCTTTTGTCAATTGAGCCAAAAGCTCGTCGTCCTCAACCATAAGAGCGATTTGCTCTTTTACTTTTGGTTTCAAAACTTTAGGAACTTTTGCGAATGGGTAATACCCTGCGACAATGTTGATTGCAAATAATTTAGCCATCATATCTTTTTCTCTTTCTATTACTTCTTTAGTTATCTTTAGTTTCACCGATAGACGTTTCAGCCAAATCTTCATCAGTTAGTACCTCTTTCTCGTACAGTTTAGAAATGACGTTGATTAGTGTAAGCTGTGCTGTCTTCGATTGCTCTTGCTGTTTCGTCATTTGCGCTTCCATCTTAGCGATGGTTTCAGCGGCTTTTTCATTGAGTGTGTTATATTCATCGATTTTTTCACCTAGCAAATTAAACTTCTCTGTCTCAGCACGCTGTGGGAAATTCTCTTGGTAGATTACCTCAAGTGCTGCGTTTAGTAGCTCGGTGTTTGATAAATCAATGTTTTCTGGCGGTAAGAAAACGGGGATAATAGCCCCGTCTGTGTTTTTTAAAATGACCTTGGTGGCGGACGTTGCACCGCTTGCATCGTATTCTTGAGATTTTGAAGCGTATTCAAATTTCATAGATTAACCTTTCTGTTTATAGCATGATTGTGAGTTGACCGAGATAATTTGTGTCTTTTTTAGTCCCTAGCGCTGCAATCCAGTTACTATCTTTATTAATTTGAACATGGATATCTGTTTCGGGTGTCACAGACCAGCCAGAAATTGTAAACATATATCTTTGCGGCGCCGTAAACACCGTGGCTGGCAATTCAGCCATTTTCATATCCCCACCCGTACCAGTAAAATTATATTTAACCGTCAACACATCTCCGACACGCTTATAGAAGCTACCTTCAACTCCAGCGGGTTTCCATCCAGTGTTAATTAAGTTTGTGTTTTCGTTTTTGGCGAACTCTTTCCAAGGCTCCCAATCGTCAACTTTCTTTGACCATCGGTGATGTCGGAAAAACAATTGGCCGTTGTTCCCCCAAAAAATCTGGATAGCCTCTTTAAAACCATCGGTATTTTTACCATAATTACTGTAATGGAATAGATATCCCCACTGGCCGTTAGGGTTCCCCGGTGCCGCTTTGTCAATGTAGTACTGGCCAGGCTGATCTAACCAATTTGCGTTGGTAACGTTAGGTTTGCCATCTATCCATTTCGGTGCACCGTTGTTGCTAGTTAATTGGTATTGTTGAATTTGACTGTTGTTAGCGTAAATATCACCGGCGACATCAAGAGCTCCACGCTCTCGGACTTTGCCAACACCGAGCCCTGATTGATCGTAAGAAAGCGCCACGCTCTCGACCGGAACGGGCGCCTTGAAACTTGCGTTAGTGAATTTGTCTTCTAAAACCGCTAAAACTTGCCATGATTTGTTAGCGGCATATACACCCGCTAGATTAGCTGATGAATTAACCAAACTTGAAATACCAGCCCAATCTCCAGAGGCGGGACCGGTGTCTGTTGTGTAACTATCCTTGCCATAAGGCGTCACCTTGAAGGTTAATTTCATGGTGTTTTTTTGAACGCCATTGACAGTTAACGGCGCAACCTTGGCATTCCTTAAAACTTGCAAAGTGCTTGATGTAGCACCTACCCTTGTCACATCAAATTTTAGCGATGGTGCGAAATATTCTAGGATAGTAATTGTTTTCTCAATAGGCGAACTTGTACGCCCACGGCTATCAGTAACAGTCGCTCTAATGGTTACTTGGCCGTTGAAATTCATAATCCCAAACGTGCCATTGTTAGAGTTAACCGCTTGATTACCCCCGACAATTTCAGCTCTATAATTTTTAATCGTCGAGCCGTAAATCCCAGTAGCACCGTCGAATGTCACTTTGATATCAGACATGATTTGGACGAAGTGCTCTGAGCTTGTAATGAGATTTCCTGCTACTGCATTAGTGTCCGTCAATGTTATGCCAGATAGTTTCGGTTTGATGTCGTCAGCTATGGTCAACGATAGACGCTTGATTTCTCTTGACATCTCACGTCCGTTCTCGTAAGCAATGATGGTTACCTCTCCGAAACCGCTAGTGTTATCTGGGAGTTGGTCATACAAGGCCGTTTCTGGCGTCCATGTGTAGCTAGTTTCAATATCGTCTCCAGCCACCTTTTTATCGTAATTGTTAAAACGCACCCAAATTGAATGTCTATAAGTGTTCTGCTTACGATTGATATTAATCGTTACAGGTTTCCCGATGACAGCAGTAATATCACTTGTTGAGCTCCCTCGTGGAATGTCGGTGAGTTTTACGTCACCACTAGTCCCGATAGTGTTAGGGCTATACCCACCAGATCCATTAAAAAATGCACTCACTCCAAACGCTTTCGAGCCGTCACCGTCGTGTTGGATAGTGACAGTCTGGTCAATCAACAAAATTGTCTGATTAGGGCTCAGAACGCTAGGTGTGCCGGACCATTCAATGCGTTTTTTCCAATCATACTCAATGTATGCGCTACAAGCGTAGCCGGCAAATGTGGCGGCTGTGTTCATAAAAAAGAGCCTAAACCTAACTTGACTTGTGTTAGCTGCCTTGTCTTGACTTACTTGGTCAACCCAGAGTCTAAGCCTAAAACCTCTATCGCTATTACTCCAAAATTCAGCCAATTAAAATCCTCCTACGTATCGAATGACATTCATGTCTGGGTTAATGTGGTACTGTTCCTCACGATATCGACCGACTTGAATAGTCTTCGAGAAAATACCGTTTTCGATGTGGATAACCCCCTGTGAGATATACATTACTTCAACCCCAGAGCTGAACATTGAAATGCGTCCGTTTGGGTTAAACATCATACTTGAGCTACCGTCATTCTTACCGATAACCAAACCATCGTTTGAGGAACTCATGTATGTGTCGATGAAATTCCAACGATCAGACAGCTCGCCTAAATTTTTAGCAACTGTTGACACCCGCTGACTTGAGCTAACCAGAGCTTTCTCAGCTGCGGCACGTTCCGCTTCGTTCGACTTAACGAAATCTTGGTATGTTTTAATCCAATTATTCAAGATTTCAGCGCTTGCTTTAGCCTCCATCTCAGCTTGAATGATTCCAGCTCTCTCATTAAGCGCATTAATCTGCTCGAGCGTCAATGCACTGTCAGCCTTGCTGTTTAGTTGTTTCTCTAAATCTTTCGGTGACGCTTGCCATGCTCGGTCAGTCGTACCTTCATAGCAATCCAATTCAGTGAAGAACAATAGCGACTCGCTGCCGTTAGTAGTGCCGGTGTTATCAATACGAATGAAGCCTTCGTCACATTCACCAGAATTGAAAGTTAGATGCCACTTAGCTACCCCGTTTGTCGATGGCGAGCCATTATGCGATTTGAAATTGACTACTTTAGTGAATGTTTTGCTAGTTTCATCCGACTTACGACCAAGAAAATAGATATCTACGCCCTTGATGTTTCCGCTTGCAAACGTCTGGATATTGAGCGAATAGTCAGTGTTGCGTTTCACCGGGAAACGTAGCGTAGACGCTGGCACTAATGATGATGATGTTTTCAGCAAAAACAGTGGTCTAGCGCTATTGTAATAGAACGAGTGGCTTGAAACAGATAGATTTTCGTTTTTCTGCGGCACTTCCCAGAATCCCCAATTCTCAAGATTTTCTGGGAATGCTGAGTTAACGATTAGGTTTTCACCACCGACTGACACACTGCCAGTCATGTCATTCCATGTATAATCTGCTGGATTCGTGCTGTCTGATTGGTTGAAATTAGTACACACACCCAAATAGCGCTTACTGCCATTCTGGGTCAAACTGAAACCATCTCGACCATCGGCGCTGTCAGCGTAAGCGAAATGGACGTAAGGTGTTCTTCCGTCCGCCCCAGCTTTACCGGGAATACCATCCCGGCCATCGCTACCTTTCCACTTACTCCATCGGTAATCTTGTGGGTTTTGACTGTCAATAGCATTGAAATCTTGATACATACCGATAAAGGGCTTGTTAGTATCTGTTTGACTAAAGCCACCACCGATTGTGGTATCGGCGTAAGCAATGTGGGTATACTGTGTTTTACCATCAGCACCCTTGACGCCCGGGATTCCTTGGATGCCTTGTGGTCCTTGCAAACCTTGTGGACCACGCTCACCTTGCGCTCCACGTTCGCCTTTATCTCCTTTTTCACCGATTTTAGACACTGAATAGCCGGTTTCATTGGTATTATCCGTATAAGTCCAAACCGTCTTGGTCCAGAGGAATTGCCCCGCTGGAACATTAGGCACTTGACTATCCCAACCGCTTGTTGGTGCTACTGTGCCGGACGTACCTTGTGCATAAGTGATCGTGGTTTTTTTAATTCCTACGCCATCCTTACCAGCAATACCATCATTACCATTGTTACCATCTTTGGCCACGTAGGTTTTCTGATACCCAGTTTCAGAGGTGTCATCGGTGTACGTCCAGACTGTTTTGGTCCAGAGATATTTCCCTTTGACCAGAGCCGGTGGGTTTGCTGTCCAACTAGTGGGTTGGGATGTTTCGTTGTCAGACAGTCCGTAAGTCACAGTGGCATTCTTGATCCCTACTCCGTTCTTGCCGGGCAAACCGTCGTTACCTCTATCGCCTTTGTCCCCTTTGGGGCCGCGTTCGCCATCGGCTACCTCGGTGAATGTAACCTCAGCACTTGCTGCTAACTCATCATCAAGGTATGCTTCGACGGTAATTTGCAAGGTATTTTCAAAGTCTGTCGGTTTAACAACTAACTGATTGCCAGTGCCGATGATGGCATCGCCATTCTTGTAAAAGAAAAGCGGTTGGTAAACCTTACCGTTTCTCTCAAGCGATGCTTTCAACACGCTTTGACCAACATTATTCTTAAACGTAGTCCCGTTATCGGTTGAAAGTTTTAACTCGTAAGGCACAGCTTTCTCAGCTAACTTAGCCATTCGAGTTAACAAGCTATCAGACACCTTGTTTTGAAGCGCTTGGAAATTAGCAAATACCGTCTTATTCTCGACTGGATTAGAAAAGCTAATCTGTTGCTCACTGACACGGGCTTCAAGCATAAGCATTGGCGAGAAGCCGGTGTCTTGAATTTTGACAGTATCCCCGATATCTAAATCAAGGAAACCATCCACTTCATAAGTGATTGCCGGATAACAGAATTTGCGTAGATTCCTCAACGCCGTTGAAATAAGTACGTCTTCACTATCCGTCTCAACTTCCATATCCTTACGAATCCAGTTGTCATTCGTCTCCTTACCGGTCAAAACAGATGGATATAGCCGTTTTGAAATAGGGGCGAATAGTAGACTGCCTTCAAGGTAGAATTCCACCTCGCCTTTTTCGTTTTTCCATTGTTGTTTTTTCTTTGGATCGATAACAACTTCAACCGTGCTGACGGAAACCTCTTTAGTTTCTACTTCTGGAGCTGTTACGTTTGGCGTGCTACCTGTTTCGGTTCTACCCTCGACGGTTTTACCCTCTTTCAATTCGGGTGGATAACATAGCGTTTCAATAGCGCCTAGATATGCACTGGCAGGATAGCTGTTTTGAACGACGTATTGACGTCCAGCGTAGTTTTGTTCTAAGACCGTCACTGTGCTGCCGTTATTGGCAACAATGATAGAGACGTGTCCCCAGACGGATGTCCCTTGGTAGGCGTTGTATGGCTTGATATTAGCGATAGCTCCAGCTTTTAGCTGATTCGTATTGTTAGGTCTAACAACCGACCAACCGAACCTATCCCATGCGTAGTCAGTACCAATCTTGCCAGCTGCCATACCAGCACCAATCAACCCAGATAGCCCGGTTACACCACCGCCAAGACCAGGTCCCCCTAATTTCATCGAATACCAAGCTGCCAATGCGTAACATTGACCGCTACCAACTCGACGACCTTTCAGTCCGTGCATTTCGTTGATTACGGCTATAACCTTATCAGCCTTGACTGTCCTCGTCACTGGTTGATTAGGTTGGGTGACTTGATTATTTGGCTGTCTCCATAAATCGTCAAGCTTGTCCAGAATGTTTCCATTCGTTCGGTTAATACCGTTTCGAATATCACGCATAAGAGCGATATAGTGAGCGTACCCAGCGGCAGCGTAATCATAAAGAGCTCCACCGATTCGGAAGAGCCCTTTTGTATATTCCTCAATATTCTGCTTGCCTTTGACGCCGTACATTTTCCGACCACCGCTTGTCTGCTCTGCTAGTAGATAAGTGTAGTCCTTCATGTAGTCATCAACGCTGGCATAGTGCATATACGTCCCGCCCTCGTTAGCGGGCCTAGCGCTACCAGTGGTAACAACAACACCACTAGGGCGAGTCTGGGCGCCCCCAGTGATACCACCCCAGTTGTTGTCTCGTTTGGCTACGTTAGAAGCGCCCCACCACGATTCGAGGTAGAGTTGAGATAGGACACCGGACGGCAAGAGATTGCGCTGAACACATAGATTTAAAATAGTTTGCACCAATGTAGCACTCAATGGATGACCTGCATAAGACAGATTGCCCCCAGTGTATTTCTTACCACCGCTAGCTACTTGACTAGTAGCTGGGTTTGAAACCTTGCTAGTTTTTTCTTTGGTTTCCTCTTTTTTTCCGACAGGCTTAACAGCATTGAATATCTTTGTTTTGTCAATGCTACGTTTAATACTCTTAACATTCTTGCCATATTTGATAACGATGTCGCTACGCTTGCGCCCAACGCCTTGGTTTTTATCATCGTGAGCCTTATAAACGTTTAAAACGAACTTATCAAGTTGACTATCAGCTTGTAATTTTGTTTCAAATTCGATTTCAGCATCGAAGTTTTTAGCCAAGGAAATCAAACGAGCAAGGGCAGTTTCTTGCCCTTCCCACTCAAGAGTTTTTTTAGAATCCTTGATTTGATTGATACCTAAGGTTACTTTAGATAACCCCAGCGTGCCCCACTCATCCAAATATTCCTTAAATGTCATGGGTTTCGTTGCCTTGTACGCCCCTTGATATTCAAGCAAGAGCTCAAGACTCAAGTTTTCACAATAGCAACGGATGATATGCTCATCTTCTTCGATTTTCATCACATTAAAGAGATAAGACCGTTTTTTGTGCTTGAAACTGACAAACGAGCGCTCGTTTAAGTGTTTATAGGCCTTTTCGACCAGTGTGTCAGATTTGATTTTCTTCTTAAAAACCGAAAACTCAAATACAGATGTACCTGTTTCAAGGGAGCGAGTCCATTTGTCGTTGAAGAAATTCAAGGTGGTTTGCTTGTCGTTGTCTATGTAAGCAACTTTTTGCAAATTATTGTTATGAATTGTTAATAACATTAAATCCACCTTTCTTCAAATTCAATGGTTACACTCGGTTTTTTCTTACCCCATGATGATTGAATAATTTCTAACTCTGATTGCCCCGGTGGCAACACTGGCCACAACGAGCCGTCAACAATCTGATCTAAATTAGGGAGATTGTTGAGATAGACTATGTCCGTCTCGCCATTGATAACCAGAGAGCTGCCTTGTGAGTATCTGTTTGGGATGTCCTTCGTCCCGTTGACAAAGTCCTTTCGATAAACAAAACTGTCCAAATACATGTGGGTTGGCGCCGGTCTATCATTACCAAATGCCCCCAATGCAACGTGTACTTTAGCTGACTTTTTGCCTTTAATTTCAGGAACTTTGAATTTTGGATAGCTACCACGCCAAAACACTTGTATTTCTTCGTCTCGACGTTGTAAGTCAGACTGTCCGCTGTCTTTATTGAACGGGTTTTCATGCGCATTGTGAGTGGCCCAAAACGTCCCGAGCTTGTGCATGTTGTAGCCACCTATCCCATTAGAGGTTAATAGGTTGTATTCCGTAGTCAAGCCGTTCCCACGTTTGATGGTTTCGACACCATACAGAAATTCGCCGTTTTCAGCGGTAATGGAAATTTTGATAAAACCAACTTGATTAGCTGGGTTTACCCAAAAAATCTGCCTCCACCACATATATTCATTGATAGAGCCACGCTCTCCCGTGCTATCTGCTGGAATGTCCCATGTAAGGGATGCGGCATTATTAATTTCTCGGCCACTTCCACGATTGGTTAGCGCTAAGTGCGGTCTACCCCACGCATCGACAATTCCAAGTGTCCCATTTAGATTTTGGAGCGTATCGTTTAAGATACCAACGTTTTTTTTGCCTTCTGCGAGACCCTTGACAATCCAATTATTCGAAACATAATCGAACAGAATTTCAGAATGCTTGTAAGGCTCGACGTCGACTTCTTCGGTATTTCCAACTTCGAATGCGAATTTTTCGTTAACCAAACCATAATATCCATTATCGGCGTTAGCCTTTAAAGTAATAATCGGATAAGCATTCTCTGAGCCTTGATTGTCGATAGAGAAAATCATTTTCCCTTTATCTTCACGATAATCAGTAACACGTTTGTAAGTAGTCGAATGCGCCACGCCGTCTGGCACGATAAATTCAATAGTGGCTTGGTCGTACCAGTCTGAAATACCTCTGAGGCTGACCTCGCCTTTAACAAGTGCCAAATAATAGCGGTCAGGCTCCGTTGGCAAACAGAGCTTAACCGCTTCTTTGGTGTGTAACACTCTAGCAGCTTCTTCCCTAACTCGGTAAAACTGCCCGTTGTCAGTCGGTGCTGGTTGATTAGGGTCAATGAATGTCATATCAGCTAAATCTCTAGTAGCTAGACTGACTGTGACCTTGATTTTCTTAGCACCGATATTGACATGTTGGACATTAACGCCAATCGACGGCGCTGAATCTGTTGAGATAGACCGTTCGTTTCCTATCTCATGCTCTATTTTGATTAGCTTGAAATAGTCGTTTAAGTCATATCCGTTAAATTGAAATAAAGCCATTATTCAAGCCCTCTCATTCGTTTGTAAGTAAATTCTTGCGCTTTTTGATAGCTACTCATATCATCAGCAGCAGCATAAGCAAATTCACGGCCATTGATATTAAGTGAAATCGGACGTTCGACCAACTCAGTGATAAGGTCAAGCGCTTGTTCCAATCTATCCATTCTTGCGTCGTCTGCCAATGACAAATCAATACTGCCACGTATCTTGCCGCCGTCGAAGCTATCAAAAATATTGTTATCTTCGAATAGATCACGTGCACTGATAGCGTAGCGGCTAGCAGTGTCAATCATGTCGGCTATTGATGACTTGACGTATTTAACACTCTTATCAATACCAACAGCCAAACCTTGACCGATATAGATACCGACGTTATCACGGAATAAACGTGATGGCGAGTGGATTTGGGCTGCTGCTTGTGCTGCTCGTTCTGCTTGAGCTACAAGGGCATTAGCTGCCGCTGTCACTGCTCCTAGCGCTGATAGCATACCCTGAGCCAAACCGTTACCGATTTGCGCCCCAGCTGCTCTCATACGCCCTACACCGGCATTGGCTCTGGCAGCCGCCGCATTAACTAAGCTATCCATAGCTGAGCTTACTTGCCCAACCGCTGATTGAATCCCGCTCGCAATATTTCGACCAGTCTGAGTCCCCGCTTGACGACCCATTTGAATCATACGTTGACCGCTAGACTGCACAGCTTGTGCCATACGTTGCATAGCTGACTGCACTTGTCCAGCTGCACTATTCATGGCGCTAGCAATAAGTGGTGCACTAGTAGCAATGCGCATGATAGCTGACGCTGCATTATTAGCGGTGCTAGCTACAGCTGTAAGGATAGCCGGAATAGTAGCAATAGCAGTTGATAGAGCGGTCATTCCAGTTACAGATTGCATGACTTGAGCGTTAAATTGCATGAATCCAGTAGATGCTAACATCAAGGCTGGTGTCATCATGGTTAGTGCCATGTTGAACATGTTAAGCGGCATTACCGCTGTCATGAATTGTGTTGTTAGCTGCATTAGAGATGTAGCAAACATCATAAATTGGCTATTCAACATAGTTAGTGCTGTACCAATTGCAGTCATACCAGTGCCAAACATGGTCATACCCGCTGACACTGTTGTCATGCTGCTAGTAATCATAGTTAATTGGCTAGCCAAACTTGTTAGACTAGCGGTTAACACGGTCATGCTTGCACTAATAGCAGCCATGCTTGAGCTCAATGTTGTTGAAATAGAGCTAAATTGAGTCAATCCACTTGCAGCTTGCGTTAATGCTGGTGCTAGTGTCATGATTTGCGTTCTAAACGCCGTGATAGGGGCTACAATAGCCGTCAAACCAGCTAACGATTGACTAGCTTGACTTGAGAACGTGCTGAATGCAGTGCCCGCTGTTGTAAGCAACGTTTGCAAGCTAGTGAATGATGATTGAATGCTTGTGATCGTGCTCGAGAATGATGTCAATCCAGACACAGCACTAGACGCTGAACTAGACACCTTGCTCATACCATCTCCAAGCTTAGTCATGCCAGTACCAGCTTGAGCAAGCCCCGCTGAGTTGTTACCGATAGACCCAACTCCTTTGGCAACCGCAGCAAGAGATGCAGCCATGTCTCCGAGGTTGGTGTTGGTAATCTTGACCACGCCATTAGCAAGCTGATTGAATCCAGACCCCGCTTTCTGTGCTGCAGTACCGATAGAATTGAAGACATTAGCCAAGCTATTCAATACACTACTGATTGCACTGCCGGCAGAAGTAATCACGCTTGAAATGCCTTCAAACGCTGACTTAATACCGTTTCCGATACCTTCTGCCGCTGTACTGATTGACGTCCCAACTGATTGCACTACGCTAGCAATACCCTGCAAGGCTGCACCGATAGCTGAACCAGTAGCACTAATAATGCTTGCCACACCGCTTAGGGCCGTACTAATAGCCGTACCGATACCCATAGCGGCGGTAGCGATTGCCATCCCTGCTGCTGACACAACCGATGCAATGCCACTAAATGCAGCACTAATCACACCACCAATTGCCGTAATGATAGGCACAATTTGTGTTATTGCCGTGACAATTGCAGAAATGATTTGGCTTATGATTGGTGCAAGAGTTTGGACAACTGTAACGATGGCTGAGATCACTTGGCTAATGACTGGTGCCATCGTCTGAACGACTGTCACAATGCCTTGAATCAAGGTCATAATGACTGGTGCTGTTGCTTGAATAGCTTGCACGATTACTTGTAAAACCATTGCAATCTGTGGCCCGAATTGCCCGATTACTTGAGCAACTTGGACGATGCAGTTTGAAATAACCGGTGCTATTGCCACGATAGCGTTAGCAATGATTTGAGCTACTGCCGTGATGGTATCTCCAATAATTTGAACAATCGGAGTGATTGCGGTAGCTACTGCACTGATCGCAGAACCTAGAGCGGTAGCCAATCCGCTAAAAGCGTCAATGATAGCTGGCAACGTCCCTAAAATAGAAGTCCAAGCATTCCCAAACGCTGTAATCGCTGGGGCCGCATTGCCTAGAGCAGTGCCAATAGCTTCAACCAGCGGTGAAAGTTTGGCGAGCCCGGGTGCGGCTTCTCCGACCGCCTTAACAACGATACCGAATGCCGTTCCAAACGCTTCAACGATAGTCCCTGCTGCCTTTCCGATAGATTCGACAACGGTTCCAAACGCTGAGCCTACGGCATTTAGGATTTGTGAAACACCTTGAGACTGAGTGGCTAAAAGTGCGAATCCCGCTGAGATAATAGCAACCCCTGTACCAATTCCGACCGCTGCGATAGCTACGGCAGCACCGAATGAAAGCAATGTAGCTGGATTGAGACCTCTTAAACCTTGCAAGGCGATTTTGATAGCTGTACCAATTCCCTTAAATGCTGTAGAGATACCCGTTCCGATACCCTTGGCAGCTTGTGATATTGCTGAACCAGCGTTTTTAATCACGCCGCCGATACTCTCAAACACTTGGGCAATCTTGCTCTTGCCACTGCTTGCACTAGTAGCAGCTTGAGCCATGCCTTCTGCTGCATCTGTTCCGAACTTCTTGAACGGATTGAGACTTTTAAGGAAGTTCAATCCTTTCATTGCAATGCCTACCGCTGAAATCCCAGCCTTTGCGGTCATAAACGCTGCTACCATTGCCAAAATCCCGCTTGTAATGCCATTTAGAACGCCCGGCGGCAATGAGCTGACAAACTTAGACACCGCTGAAATAGCTTGAGATATCCAGTTCACAAGCGTTCCAAGAGCTGAGCCAATACCTGAAATGATTGACTGCACTTGTGAGCTACCCAGCACCTCACCAATAGATGAACCGATAGTTTTAAGAGCGTTCCAAGTATCTTGAACCGCTGCTTTGAACGATTGAAACGCCCCGGTATCAGCAAATGAGCTGATGAAACTTCTAACTGATGTAGTGGCAATATTTAGAGCTTGTGAGATACCGTTGGCAATGTCGCCAAACACTGAGCCAATGCCTTGCATGAGCTTGCTACCATCAATCTTGCTAAATAGTTGCTTGATTGAACTTGAAATGTAAGTAAAAGTAGCACCCAGATTCTTCAAAGCTTCCGTATTTGAGAAGCCTTGCCAAAAAGCTTGCACGGTTTGACTTACGCCTTTAACCGCTTCATCAATCCCATTACTAAGGCCGTTTGCAAACCTCTGCACAGAAACTTCATCGATTTTACCAAGAGTATCAATGATGCCCTCGATTCCTCTAATGGCTTTGTCGCTTAATTTTTCAAAGACTGGTTGCAATTTCGTAGAGACCGTTTCATACAGTCCCCCGACAGCCTCATCCACTGACTTATATCTGGTGGCTAAGTGCTGCATAGAGTCACCAGCTCGCTTGAATGCCTCTGCAAAATCCTCAGTCTTAATCTCGCCGTTTTGGATTTTACTTACAAGATCATCCAGAGACATCCCCATCTCTCTAGCAACGGCAGCCATCCCCGCTGGTGATTGCTCCATCATCAACTTGAAATCTTGCCATTGAATTTTAGGTTTAGTCATTGCTTGGACCATTTGTTGACTGAGTGTTTTCATGGCTTGTTTGGGGTTTTCAGCCGATGCGGCAAGTCCACCCATAGCCTTCACCAAGCTTTCAGCATCCTTACGCCCAATAGCAGCCATTTGTGAGAATGTAGTCCCCATGTCGGAGGCTGAATAGATGGTTTGTGTTGCATAATCTTGCATCGCTTTCTTAGCTGACGCAATCTCGGATTTCCCCCAACCAAGCTGACTCAAACTTCCGTCGAAAGTTTTCCAAGCCTTAGTAGAGCTGTTTAGTTCTCCGACTAGTCCTCTTACCCCACTGGTTAGAGCTCCAATCCCTTTCGTGATACCAGCACTAACTAAATTAGCACCCAAAACACTTTTGAAAACCGAGCCTAACTTAGTGCCAGTTTTGCCTAAATTCTCAGCGTTTTGTTGCGCTTTCTTGAGTGCGCTAGACATGCCGTTGTCTTGAGCGCTTAAAATCGCTCTGACGTTAAACGTTTTATCTGCCATCTAGCAACCCTCTTTCCATTTTGTAATTAAGATTGTTTCGAGCTCGTTCTAACAGTTTGCTGTTGGTGATTTTTTCACCCAACACCTCACGGGCTCGTTCTTTAGCATTATAGAAGTCCTCGAACTTCTCGAAGTAATACTTTTTACCATCTTTCGTCGTGGCATTGGCCAGGCGGTTTAGGTATGCGAGTTGATAAATTTCTCTTTCTTTATTCAGATAGCGCTTCTTATGCGCCTTCTGATAGAGCTTCATCTCATTAAGTGTCATCCTTCGAGCGTCAAGCAATGACACACCAAAGTCAGCCATCGCATTAGTAATTAATTCCTCATACGTTTCAGCTGAATCTTGGTTATCACTTGCGTTTTGGGCTACTCTGTTGCTTCTTCCACTCGTTTCACGGTTGCTTTCGTCAAAGGTTGCGTACGCAATGCTGATAAAAAATCGTCAAAGAGTGTGTCAAGTTGGTCTTTCTCGGCCACTTCAACAACATAAGCTTCAATGCCTTTAACAGACGGTTTTTGACGTTCTGTAATTGTTGCCGCTTGAATGAGGTCAAGCAAGATTACTGGATTTTTTTGTTGCAAATCAACGACTGCGTGCTGCACACCAAAACCGAACGAAACACCACCGTCAGAAACAGAATAGCGTTTGTCAAGCTCTCGGATGAAGTCGAAGCCGTAAGTCAAAGTGTAGTCTTTATTTTCGATAGTGATTGTGTTCATTGTTTGTTTACTCCTATTTTTTTCTAAAATAAAAAGCCAAACTGAAACAGCTTGGCTCAAGATAATTACATACTATTAGAGGGAATTGATCGCAGTTGTGTCTTGGAATGTGTATTGAATTTCCTTGACTTGCTCAGCCGTCAATGTAGCTTCACCAGCTTGTGGTTTACCTTCGACTGACATTTCTGATTCAATTTCCACAAGTTCCTCAACGTTAGCTGGCACTTTCCAGTTAGACAAACGACCGATGGCATAGAGAGCGCCATATTTGCCGTTGTCCTTTTTGTCAGACAAGTCGATTTCCCAAACTTCGACTTTATAACCGTCAACTACTGATTTCTTCAACATTTCGTTGAGTTCGTCTTTTGTCCCAATCGCAGTGATTGAGAGTTTAGTTTCAAGACCGCCATCAGCTACTACTGCACCATCCTTGGTTTTAGTAGTGTCTGCATCTCGTGAGTATTCCCACTCGTGCTCAGTTTGCAGCGCAAGCTTAGCTGCTGCTGTCTTGTCTCCGAATTTACGGAACATCAAGATCTTCTCTTTCCCTAGTTGGGCTTCTTTGACTTTGTTTTCAGCCATGTTTTCCTCCTAAACAAATTTAAAATACGTGTATACGATGAAGTGGTAGAGCACCTCATCCGTGCTGTTATCTCGATTGCTATCAATCGACGACTGGTTGACTTCTGCTGAAAACTGCATGCCGTCAATATTTTTGATAGCAAAAAAGCCAGACATCAACTGCCCAGCTATATCTGATAATAATTTCCGATCCTCCACACGCCCCCAAACATGCACCGTAGACGATAAACGCCCTATCAAATGCGATTTGGTAGCTTGTGGCAAGACCTTTGTTTCTCCCATGACTACGAACGGATAGGCCGCATCTTCTGGTGGCAAATAGGTGTAGGTGTCATATCCCAACTCACTACTAATCCGAAACATTTCGTCATGAAGTAACTGATCTGGTTGTTTCATGTTTCGTCCCACTTAGCCATCTCTTCAACCATCTTAGGCGCTACTTCTTCAAGAGCTGGTTGCATAAATGGCTGTGCTTCCATCTTCCGTGTTCCTACTTCGACGTAACCTGAGTAGCTAGTTAACGCTTCAACGACTGCCCTGTCACTTCCAACTTGCAAGGTAATACTTCTACGAGTAGCACCAGTTGAATAGCCTTTGGTGAATTGCGCCTTGTTAATCGCAGCCTCTTTTAATTTGGCTCCGTATTTCCTCAAAACCTTCGAACGTTTTTCGGGCGATGCGTTTCTCAATAGGCTTTGAGCCATTTCGTCCAAGCCTTCAAATTCTAGTGTCGCCATTATTTGCCTACCTTGTTAGCATAGATGACGTTTCGACCAGCTAGATAGTCCCTCACAGTGACAGGTTTGTATTTGCCACCATTATATTCAATCGTGTCAATTCCAACTGTTATAGGGCTTCTAAATCTAATGACGATGCTATTAGTATTTAATAGGTCTCCTAGTTTAGCTTGTAAGTCAAGGCTAGCACCAGTGACATTGCACGCTATCGTTCTAGCCCACTCCTTGCCACCTACCATGCGACCCGATTCGGGATCATAGCGCTTATTTGTCTTATCGTTATATTTTAGCACTACCGTATCAGCGTATCTCATAGAAATAGCACCTCGCCCTCTTTAGCTTGCCCAGAATTGCCATATAAACGCTGTAGCATGTCATCGTAAGGCTTAAACTCATTCTCATTGTCGTAATACGACATAGAATGGCCATCAACCGACTCAGACTTGGCCCCTTCAGCACCTCGACGATTGAAGCGTTTAATTACGCAATCTTCGAAAATGAACGCCAATTTGTTGTCGATTTCTTCGACACCATACTCGGCCTTGAAATGGTTAATGACACGCTCCAACAGAATTTCAAGCAAGTCATCGTCGTTAGTGTTAAGGTCAACAGATACATTTTCAATGATTTGGTCTTTGTCCAATGTCTCCATGCTACACCTCACTACTCAGCAGTCTTCTTAGCTCTAGTTTTCTTCTTTGGTTTGTCGTCTTGAACGCACCCTAACTCAATGAGTTCCTCAGTACGTTCGCCATCGTACAAGTCCCCAACATAGTAAACCGTGCCGTCGGTCTTATCCATGAATGCTTTTAATACGATATTCATAACGAGTACCTATTAAAGCGCTGGAATGACAGTAAGCATGTAAACATCATCCAAACGTTCGAACGACGGCAATGCTACCATAGAGACTTTAGTTTGTACGTTGACTGGATCAGTAGTTTTAGTTGTAGTCACCGCAATACCGTTGTTCACAATTTCAACATCAGCATTAACAGTGTTATCTGCAAACAAATCAGATTCCTCTGGTGTTGTACCAAAAACAGTGTTACCAAGAGCTCCGTTAGGAATAAGCGTCAAGTGTCCGTCTGGGAAGAATTTAGAAACTTCGCCTTTGTCGTTTCGGTAAGTGCCATTCTCAAGAACGATTGACACGCCAAAATTGTCAGCGATATAGTTTTCAAGTTCTGATTTAGTAACTGCGGCACCATCACCAGCAAGCGGTTTGATAACCTTAACTGTTGATGCAGCCTTTCGGATAAGTCCGAATGTTTTAGCATTCATTACAGCACGCTCTGGGTTAAGTCCAAGTTCTCGAGCTGTTTCGATAGCTTCTTCAAGATCAGCAAGAGGTTTAGCGTCCGCATCAGCCCAGCTCTTAGTTACTTGTTTCTTGTGCTCTGGTTTAACGCCGTAGTCGATATCTTTGTTAACACCACCGCTTGTGAACGCAATCTTACCAGTAGCAAGCACTTGCATGCGCATAGCTTCAAGACGGGCACGAGCGCCGTTGATAAGTGTCACATCGTCATTAAAAATGCCAGCTACGATTGTGTTAACCAACGCTTCGTTGCCAGAGTCTTTCACAAGATTAAGTTGTTGGCGATCGTTCTCTTTAACGAGCATAGCTTCTTTGAAAAATGGCATTTGCTCATCGTGCATTTCAGCGCTGACACGGTCACGAATTGTAACGTTAGTGTCGAATGCAGCGGCTTTCAACACAACAGCTTGACCAGACGCTCCCTTGACGTAAGACAATTTAGTTCCAAGTTGTTTGCGTGCTGGGAAAATAGACTCACCCAAAGTTGAGTTAACATTTTCTTGCAATGCATTGAAGTACCCAGCGATGTTAGATGCGGTTACTTTATCATAAATAAGTCCCATGTTTTAATAGTCCCCCTTTTATTTTTCAGAGATAAATTTAACAAGCGGCAAAGCTTTCTTAACAACGTCGCTTACATCGCCACCATTTACTTTGTCTTTGTAAACTTCACCGGCGTAGAGCACTGAAACAGCATTCTCAATTGTCAAATCTACGTCGTAAAGAACGATTCCTTCTGGAGCTGTTTTGTTTTCCACAACGGCTTTTGTGCGATCATCAAAGATTGAGCCATCTTTACCAGCTACTAATGCACCGGCTTTGATGTATTTTTTGCCATCTACCAATACACCGTCATAAGTTTTGTCTACGGTTGCCGCTACTGCTTTGTATGGCAGTGAGCGAACAATGTTTGAAGTGTCAAAAATTTTTGTTGTTGACATTTTAAAAATCCTTTCTGTTTTAGATAAAACGAGCAGCCGTAACGCTCGTAGACTTAGCAAGTTGAGCCCCAAAATTGTCCGTTTGAGCATCACCGGCGCTTGCAGCTTTAGGTGAATTTTGACGGATAGTAGCTTTGACTTTATTAGCGACGGCATCGTTGAAGACTTTCTCAAAAGTACCGACCATCTTAAGAGCCTCAGCGGCGTTTTCAGCATGGCTAAACATATCAGCCAATTCAACTGGCAAGCCTTTAGAAACAAGGTCTTCTTTAACTGCCATATTTAACTTTTCAAACTCAAATTGCGCTACTTGCTTTTCAAATTCTGCTTTTTGATCTTCAAATTCCTTGCTAGCCCGCTCAGCAGCAGATAATTTTGAATAGTCTTGCTCTTTTTGTAACGCTTTGGCGATAGCTTCGTTTACTCGTGCTTCTTCGCCCTTTTTCTGATTTTTCAAAGCAGTTTGGACTGCCTTGTTGACAATGCTATCCAGTTCTGACTGTGATTGCGGCGCTTGGAAGTCGCTCGGTTGATTTGACTCAACGTCATGGCTTACTTCCTCAGTTTCGACCGTTTCGACTGTTGTGTTATCTGTTTCCATTTTTGTTCTCCTATCTAGTCTCGCAAGCGATACCCTTTCTAAGCCACGTTAAGGCTAGCTACGCCCTATCTAGTCTTGTCTAGTGTATTTACCCGCAAGCCACGGTAGTAATGTTTATTTAGGGCTTAGAATAGCCCTATGAACCATTAGAGGCTCGCCCCCTACGGTTTCTCGAAAACATGGTTCACTATTCAACCTCAGCTACTGCACACCGGCAGTATGGGTGAATAGGCGGCGCATTCGTCCCGATTTCCATATCGGCGATTCTGACAGGATTCTTTTCCGTCTCCTCGCCAATACCTTTGCAAATTGAACACGCTCGACTTTCTGGCATGAGTTTGAAATACTCAAAGCCATTCTCTTTCATGATGTCTTGCTGAGCTAAAGTCTGGACTCTTGCATGCTCTGTAATGCCTAAACGCTCCGCATTAGTGCGAGATACTTCCATGTGTTTTCTGATACGTCTTGCAATCGTCAAGCCGTTATCTCCACGGATTAGAGCCCTTGTCACCTCAGTTCTAACTAGTTGTCTCAACTGTGCATTTCTGCCCCAGATACGCTCTGACCACTTAGCGCCCTCGAAGTTAGCGTTAACTGCCGTTTCCATTGCATGGGCTAGAATATTACCCTTTAAAACGCTCTGATCTAACAAGCTACCTCTTGCCATCTCAACCTTATAAGCGGTGTTTAAGTATTCACGGGTGAGTTTTTCTTCCTCGCTAGCAAGAGACATTAATTCAAGTTCCAACTGTTGAATAAGAAGTTCTCGCCTACCAACCGACATTGAGAAATTGTAGTTTCTCAATTCCTCGTTAGCCGTAGCACTGAAATCTTTCTCAGCAACATAGCGTTTGGCTTTGCTCTCAAACCCCTTAATATCGAATTCGTCAGCTCGTCTCTTAGCATCTTCAACAGCTAGCCCGTTCTTTTCGGCGAAATTCTGGATATAAGCGTCCAACTCTTTTCGAAGCTGGCCTAACTCCATCCGATAGAGGTCTTCGAGTTCTTTCTTAAACTCTTTTTCTGACTTCTGGTCAGCTCGTTCTCTCTCACGTTGGGCACGCTCTGACCAATATGTCATACATCAACCCTCGCAGAATCGTCTGTATATTTGCCTACGTGATTATTAAAATCGCTAGAATATCCCTTAATATCGATTTCAGACACCTCTCTGTTCATTCTGTCGAGTTCCTCGGTTGGGCTCTCGACTAAACCAGACAAGCTCAAGGCTGTTTCTTGCGATACTTGACCACCCAAACCGGCCAATACTTCAACTTGTTCAGCAAGTGATCGAGGTAAGTTTGGCGTGAAGATGATATTCAAGAGACTTTCGTCAAAATCTTTAAACTCATTAACTAACGCCCCAATACGAGCAGCAAGACGATAGCGACGTTTCAATCCTTTTGTGAATTGAGATTGTGTGTCGATTCTGTCTTGATCTAACCCAAATAATTTGTATTTCAGTGCCTCACCAGACGTATTCCCGCTGAAATTAGTGTCAGACATGTCTGGCGTATTAGTAAATACATGAATATCTTTATTCAAGCGTGTCTTATACGCTTCAACACCAGTCACATCATAAGACTTGGTGAGATATTCAGCTTTGACCGTACCCTCTTTGCCGTCCGCTGATTTAGGCGGTTTAAGTTGCATTAAGCGAGTACGCTTCATATCGCTAGCCTTCATCCCTTGAGGCAAGGCGAGGTCTCCATAAATGGCAAGGATAGCGTCAGCCATGTCACTCATGTGATTTGCCGTATCCGATTCTGCACTGTCGTATAGATCAATCAGATAGAGCTCGGTTTCATAGTCACCGATGCCATCTACGTTGTTTAGAAATTCTGTAATCGGTACAGTGCCAAATGCATGAGATGTAACTGAGATTTCATTGAAACTATCTGACACGTCAAGCGTATAGATGTATTCGGCTGTGTAAACTTCCACAACCTCTTTGGCACTCTCTAGAGATCCACGCTTGTAATATCTAACGGCTGCGATTGAGTTATCTTCCAGCGAGTTGTCGTAGATTACAAATGTATCCAACGGGTCAAGCCTCTTGATGCGTGTCTCATCATACTCACTTCGATAGATAAGCTCGTAAGCTCTACCAACTTGCGACAAATCTCTGATAAGCGTTCTGTTGTGTGTATCGATATCATTGACACGTCCAATGCGTTTAATTGCCTCGTCGTTTTGAGAATGGTCTTCTTTATCGTCGTATTCAACACGAATAGGATTTCCTGCGAGATAACCCGTTTTAAACTTGCTAATCATACGGCCATAATTGTGCACGGCTCGTTTATCAGCCATTTCCTTATCCTTACGTCTTCCGGACTTAAGAACATCGTGGTTCTCACCTCTCGCATAGTCCATAAGCTCTTGAACGCGTGGTGCTTGCCTCAACTTGTGGTGATTGATGAAGTGTTTCAACAATTCCCAATCACCAGCCATGAGTTCCTCTAAACTATCTGCTCGATAGCGGATGCGTGCCCCTCGATGGAAACGCAAGTTTAAAACTCGGTCTTGTCCGGTGCTATCTGTAAATAGTGTTCGTTCCATCATTCCTCCTAACCAAACATATTAAGCAAGTCGGCATAACTTGCTCTTTCCGTACTACCGATGACGAAATCAGAATATATAGCGTATCTCACACTATCCAGCACGTCATCAAACTCTTTCAACGGCTCATCCTTAGTGCTGTTCTCTTTCCATCGATATTGGAATATTTCATCAAAAAAACGAGGTAAAAAGCCTCGTTTAACGTATAATTTGCGTTCTTTAAACATTTTAGCAATAAGCTCGATACCGGCTATCACTGACTTGTTAGCGTTACTGATATCAAACCCTTCGTTCTCAAATCTCGCTACGTGCTCTGGACGGGCACTATCAGCATAGAATGGAATGTTCCCATAAATGTCAGTCAGTTTCCTAGCTTGCTCTACCCACCAGTCTATCTCTTTGAATTGCGCTGCCACACCGTCAACAAGGTAGTAATTGCCGTCCACGCCCTCACCGACTACCACGATAGAACCGTAGTGAGTATATCCCCAGTCAATTCCACCGAAATAGCGTCTCATGTCTGGCAATTCATCAACTACGTGTATCTTACTGTCGTAATCAGCGTAGATAGCGCCTTCTGCTACCGTCCACTTCATTATTTGTTACCGCAAGGGCTCTTTATCCCCTGCTTCTTATGGTTTCCCATAAGTTCAGACTATCTCTTCATCTCTTGTTAAGAGAGCTGGATTTCGTGGATATTTAGGCATATTAAAAACCGGTCATGATCTCATGCCGATTCAACTTAGCTTACTTTATCTAGTCGTTAAACCTTACTGACATTTCTGCCAGTAGTGGTAATTGATTAGCTTATTCTACAAATTCAAAAGTGCGTTTTGCAAAACTTAGCCTTCCAATTTTAACCCAGTTTTTCATCTGCTGATCACTCAACAGCGGGGCAAGTGTTTACCCAAAATATCTCTGTCGTAGAATTTACCCTTTGGCGTTGCTGCCTTAATTGAATCGATATAGCGTTTTGATAGAAAAGTGTTATCGTCGAGCTTGAAACTGAAATCTATAATCTTGCCATCGTTCTTGCCGATGTAGTCTCGATTCAGCCAGTGATTCGGATTGTCCGGGTTGCTATCCCATACCACTCGAGCACCTTCACCAGAACACCGTGAGATAATCTCTTTGAAAACAATCTCATTCGCTAGCGACGCCTCGTTGACATAAGCTCCGAATGCTGTAAAACCACGGGCACGCTTAAGACCGCTGATTGATCCAGTGTACACTTGCACAACTTTAACACCACAAAAAACGAAAGAACCATGCTTATCATACTTAGGCTCGAAACCGTATTTGTTGTAAAGTTCTTGCAGCACGTTGTTCTGTATCGACGTTGACGATGTCCCGGCCAAAATGTAAATAGGCTCATCCACACCTAAACGGTCAGCAATTTTTCTGACACGGCTCAACTCGGTAACAAACGTATCGTTATTAACCACTGTCTTACCAGCACGTTTAGCGCCATGAAGTCCACAGATAAACCAATCATGATTCCAAATGTAGTTAAGTACGTCTAATTGCCGCTTGGTATAGAGCTTACTCAAGTCCATCGCTTACAGCTCCTTTGATGATGTCGAGGAAGCCAGCTATTTTTTCATCTTGCCCTTCATCGCCACCGATTTGAGATTTGAGTTTTTCAATCTCAAGTTGCAATTTCTCAGCTTGTTTAGCTGTTGGATAGCGTTTCATAAGTTCGCTACCCGCCTTGATGACCTCAGAGATGGACGGGGGCTTCTTAGTCTTGACAAACTGACCTGTAACAGCGTTTAGCTCGACGACTTCTTCCATGAGTTCCTGCCGCAATATCGAAGTGAAAACTTGCATAACTTCGTCTTGCTTTGCTATTTTCTTCTTCTCAAGCTCTTTCAGTCGTTCTTCAATATAAGCCTTGATTCTGTCATTTTCTAACAATTTATGAGCTCTAGTTTTAGCGTAATTTTCAGAATATCCAGCTTTAAGAGCCGCATTGTAAGCTATGCCAGAAATCAAGTATTCATCCGCAAATAATTTTTGTCGTTGATTTAGCCCAATATGTCCACCTCCTTCATCGCTAGATTTTGCGCATAAAAAAGACAACCCACAAAATGAGTTGTCTCCGTTTTTCTTCGATAATATAATAATACCACTTTAAACACTTGTAAGATACCGTGCTTTATCCGTCAAAATACCGAAATATCAACGTTCTACGACTAATTGACCATTTCTGTATAGTTCAGCGAATGCTAGGATAGCATTATTTAGCAAATCTTGAAAGGCTGTCCTTTCGAATCCAATTGCTTGGGCAATTTGCCAGTTAGGTTTCGGTGGATATTCCAGATATTTCTCAATCAAGATTCTGCGATAGTCTGGACGATATAGCCCGCTAACTGCTTGCTCTATGGCTTCTAGCTCGTTCATTGCATCAACTCGCCTAACTGCAATATTTTCCACCGGTCTGCTCACTCCACTGCCACCTCTTGGCATAAATGTGAATTCCTGTGTAATCTTCTGCTCAGCGCTATCGTGTGCAATCTCTCGCCATCGTGGGTATTCTCGAAGTTTGCGCTTGCAACGTTTGATTGTTGCTTTTTCATCAATTTCCGGCAATAGCATTGTTCTGCCCTTTCTGGTATAATAGTAGTGTTGACTTTCAGAAAGTGCCGGCCGTAGTGTCGGTCTTTTTTATTTTAGCTCAAGAAACGTTAAGAGATTTTATTGAAAAGACAGAATACGTATTTATTCTTTGGGTGTTTCTCAAGCCTTTTATCACCTCCTTCTAGCCAAATGACACCAGCAAGGTCTTTGGCTTTGTTTAGTAATGCAAGATATCAATAAGAAAGAGGGTGTTTCACATCCTTTTTTCTTAAATTTGCTGGGTTTGTTTGGACAAGGTCTGTCAGCTTGTCTGTTGTTGAAAAAGTGTTAAAAAAGTGTTCAAGCCACTAAAAATCTATATTTATTTTTTAGCTTCATTTTTTATTTTTAGTGATGACAGACAATAGCTGGCAAGAGGAATCGAACCCCTTGAGCAACCATTCCAGCCTAGATATAGTGAAATCATTATCGGGGATATTCCCCTTTCAAGAATAAAGTAGTGTGAATTATGGAGATTTCTGACCTATATCTTTTGCAGGCATAAAGCCTTGAATAATCACGCTACCAGTAAGACGCTTTAGATTGTCTGTAAGCTTAAATAGGTTATTTCCTCTTTTCTATATTTAAATTTACTGGATTTGGGTGCATCCACGACCAGTCAGCGTTTCAGCGATTTGAATGAAAAAAATAAAAAGGATTCCTCTTTTCTAATATGTATTGACTGGTAATAGCTAGTGAGGGAATCGAACCCTCGTAAACCGTTCTAGCTACACGCCTAATGCGTAGGCTGTATAAAGAGCTTTTCTGACCGTGGTCTTCTCGCGGCCTACCTTGCCTTTATTACGATATTTTAGAATGATGCGATCAACTTCATTGTCCAACCTCTCGCTCCATTCATAGTTATTAAATACATAATCAATAATCTCGCTGAATAGCTCTCTTGAAAGTAACCCTTCCATTTGAATAGCCTTTAACGGTGTTAGAGCGGCTTTCTCCGCATAGCACAGATTGAGGGCGTTTTGGGTTCTGTTAGCATTTTTCTGGTCACAGCCTTTAACGTCTCTAATATAATTGTTTAGGTTATTAGGGTGTTCCTTGCGTAGTTCTTCCACTTCTTCTTGGAACCGTTTAAATAGCCCCTCTGGCAGTCCTGCGTTGGCTTTATCCAACACTGGGCGCGTGGTTTTACCCCTTGTGTAATTAGTAGACAGATAATCTTGAAGATCGTCGAACAATTCATCAGAAATAATGCCTTCTAACCTATCGACAGTTTGTGGAGATATCCTCGCACGCTCAACGACTGCACTATTAAACGCTTGGTAAATGATGCGAGCTTGTACTTCACTGCATTGTCGCACTTCTTGAAAATACTGTTTATAGGAGCCTTTTTTGTGTGTTTTTCTAAGTGCCGCATGTTCACTGACTAACCGTTGATACAACTCTGGTGTCAGTCCGGAATATTTGTATCTAACACTCATGATCCTCTACCCCTTAAATAGCTCGGGATATCGTCCCCGACTTGCACGCTATCATACTGCTCCTTGCTGACAAGGAATTTCCCGTAAGCTCCACAATCAAGCGTGTAGAGTTTTCCGACCATCTCCTTGCCGGTAATCTTTCCATGCAATACAGTGGCGTTATCGGCCTTGTGCACCACGATAGCTTCTACTGGTCGATTAACCACTCGTAGAACAGTGGTCACGTTAATGGCTAGTGAGACTAGTAGTAGAATTGTGGCAATGGTTAAATCTTTATGCTTTTCCATTCACAAACTCCTTATAGACTTTCTCAAATATTTCACAAACCAAACTTTGAGGGATGTTCGACCTCTCGTTGTATGATTTTGTCCATTCTTGAAATTTAACATCATTCGATTTCTTTTCGTTTTTTAGATTTAATTCTATGTTTGCAGAAAATCGGGTTGGTTTCGAAATTGGGTAATTATCATAATTGTTATACCTTGTGAAATTTTCAAAAGGTATTTCGAAACCTAACACCCTCTCAATGTATTGCCAAATCCTTCCATACGCTGGATTTTCAATAATCCAATACTTTGGTTTATAGCGCTTAATGATTTCAACTGTATTGAAAACACATAATTCACCATTAATGCGTTTCATTAGTTGCTTATTCGGATAATACTGATACTTATCGAAATCTTTGTGATCTCTTACCGTAAAAATAGATAGTGGTTCTTGTGGTTGAAATAAGGCATCACCTTGTTCTTGTTTCCAACACGCATTCCCTCTGTCCATAGCGCTCGCATTAGACCAACTTTCACAAGGCGGACTAGCAATGATCAAGTCTGGCTTTGGCAGCTTATCCAATGTGTCGAATAAGGTACTATCCCCAAATAATCGACTGTAATCAGCTAGATTTAGATTGATAAAATGGTTGTTTTTGTTTTCGATATCGATACCGATTGGGTAGATATCAATGTTCGCATCCATCGATTTGACACCCTTGGTGTAGGACCCATTTCCACTGTCAAACAACGCCCATACCGTCATTTTTTGGGGCTGTTTTCTTGACAAAGTTGTCATCAATCATTACTCCTTTTCTGTCCTTAATGTCGTTATAAGCGATTGTGAGGCACTCCTCCACGTCGTATCCTAGCTGTAAGCATAGAACAATCAGCGTCACAATCGAGTCCCCTATAGCGTCTTTTAGCGACCATTCTGGGTTTTCAAAATCAGACGGTCTCAGAAATACGTCTCTGATCTCGCCCACTTCTTCCGTTACCTTCATCCATTGAGTTTTGGGATTGCTCTTGTCCAATCCGTGACTGATAGCCCATTGGTTGACCTTGGTGATTAACTCTGAGAATGTGTTATTTGTGTCGTAATCTAGCAGATATGAAATAGTTACACCGAAAGTACCGGCTAACTTTTGGAGTTTATCTGCGCTACTAAAACCGTATTTTTCCCAGTGGGTAACCGCCCCCTTGGTAACTCCAACCAAATCAGCCAACTCTTGTTGAGTCATCCCCTTTAATTCCCTTAATTGTTTAAGTCTGTTCATTTTTAATTGCTTCTTTCATTATGTCGTCCCATACAATTTCATACGGCGTTGCTACATGCAAAGATTTGGGGAATAAATCCTTCTCGCCAAAATAGTCTAGAGGTACATCCGATAGATATATCGATGTCACGCCTCCTTCTTCTTCCTGAACGTAGTCGATTTTATCAACGTTAATCAGAATTCTATGTTTCTCGCCACCGAAATTAAAAGGTTTTACTTCGATAAATTTGGCCATTACTCCACCTCATCAACCTCAATACCTAAATCTACTAATTGTGTCTTTAAATTTTTAACCGTTTGTTTCAATGCATCTCTGATTTCGTCCGATAAATTTACCGATGTTATTTCCATAATTTGTTCGCTAAAAAGGGACCTCCGTTTAATTCCCAGTATGAATTTTGGCTTTCTTGTAATAAAAATTGTGTCAAAAAGTGACGGTTTATAGCTGATAAATCTTTCTAATTCCACAATCTGCTGTCTAATCTCTTCTGCTTTTTTTAATTCTAATAAATCCATCTATTCCACCTCTTCCATCTCCACCGAATACATCCTAGAATTGCGATATTTCAATCCCAATCTGTGCATCTCGTTTATAGCGTCGTTCTTGTTATTGAAAATATGCTCACTATCTGGCATGTTGTCGTAGTACACGATTACTTTGTATCGCATAGTTTCATCATTCCTTTCAGTAATTCCTCATCCGGTAACTGCTCAAGCGTTAGAATGCGGTTGAGTTTTTTTGCATTGATGCCTAGCTTAGCGCTGATATATTCCACATCCTCATGATTAGCCCAGAACCATCTTGAAAACTCTTGCGTTTGACCTAACACACTTACATGATCGTAACTCCCTGGAGCGTATACACCGACTAACTTGTCTTTATATCTGCTATTCATCCGAGCTCCTTGATTTCTAATTCAATGCGTGGATCAGGACTGTACTTCTTGCGAGCTATTAAACCACAAACAATACTGTCATCCGTCCAAACAATACCTTTTTTGTCCACTTTGTTGTAGCCAGCGTTTGAGATGCTGTCAAAGAGCGCTTTGACTAGGTTGTCAATATCGGGACGCATAGCATGCCAAAGTCTTTCAGACATGAATTTCTTGAATCTGTCCCACGTTTTAGCTCTAGCCTTTGGTGTAGGCTTTTTTGATATGCTCAAAGGGGCTTTCATGTAGAATGTGACACTGACTGAAATCGGACCATCAAAGAATTGTCCGTCATACTCTTGCTCAATAAGCTGTGAGCATTGTCTACGCCACGCCTTCATTTTGGGGTCTTCATAAGTGCCGAATTTGCTGAATCGTGGCCTTGTTTGAGGTTTGGGCTCGATATTTAAAGTCATTTTCATAGCTTCACCTTAGAAGGGTAGGTCTGAATCTTGAATATCCATAGGCGTTGAGTTGCCAAATGGAGACCCACCACCTCGTGAATTGTTTTGCGCTTGCTGTTGCGGTTGCTGATTGTATCCACCGTTAGCGTTGCCACCTTCACGCGCTGCACGGCTTTCCAACATTTGGAAATTCTCAGCGACAACTTCAGTCACGTAAACACGTTGACCTTGTTGATTTTCATAGCTACGGGTCTGAATGAGTCCAGTAATGCCAATCAATGCGCCTTTCTTAGCCCAGTTAGCCAAATTCTCAGCTTGCTGGCGCCAGATAACGCAATTGATAAAATCTGTTTCACGTTCACCGTTAGCGTCCTTGAAGTTGCGGTTAACGGCTAGGCTAAACGTAGCTACTGCGACATTGCTAGGCGTGTAGCGTAGCTCTGGGTCTTTGGTTGTTCTTCCAACCAATACGACATTATTAATCATTGATTTTCTCCTAAAATTTCATAATTCACAAAGTTATCATCAAGCAACTTAGCGAATTGATGCCATTGATTCTCGCCACCGTGGAATGTAAGAGCAAGATTGACCTTGTACGGCTCGACTGGCTTGCTAGGCACTTCCTCAACTGGTTTAGTGTCTTCAATCACCTCGCCGGTCTCAGCATTGACCGCCTTGATTTCCTCGTTCGCTGACTGCTGGGCCATTGCTTCAATCTCTGCTAGACGTGCCGCTTCTGCTTTTTGTTTAGCTTCCGCTTGTTGCTTGCGTTCAATAGCTGCATCACGGTCCTTTTTCATTTGCTTGATAACTTCAACTAAAGGTGTACCAATTTGCAATAATTTGATGTATGGCTCTGTCGGTAGTTCATAGTCAAGGGCTTGTTCCTCAATCATGGCAACGTTAGCCTTGTATTCCTCAAGTCGGTCATACTCAGCCAAAACAAGGGCATCAATCTTTTCCTCGGTCGATTTTTTGAGCTTCATTTTCTTGTCCATGAAATCCCCGACTTTAGAAAAGCTCTCGTACTTGTCCTTGAATGTGTCCTTGTCTAGTCCGGCTAGCTCGCATTTGCTTTCAAAAACTGATCTAACGTGGTCAATTCGCAGCATCTTTTTGTGTTCTTTGACTTCATCACGTTTAGCACGTAGTTTGTCAAGAAGTGCATTCAACGGCTCTAGTGAAGTCGCTAGTTTAGATTCAAACTCTGTGAGTGGGTCTTTGTAGATTTTTCCGATTTCTTTACGCTTGTCATCGAGCTTGTCCCCAAGCCCTTTGAAGCGGGTAATTTCTTTTAAGGCTTGGTCATATTCAAGCTGCTCTAGTTGTTCGTCTGATAGCTCGCTAACTGCCGTTTGGATGGCTTTGTCAAATGCTTCAAAGTCAAAGCTGATTTTCCCCGGCGTATATACCGGCTCGATTGTTTCTAAAAAGTTATTTGTTACGTCCTTCATGTTCTATCCCTTTCGTTGGTAGATTTGCCCTTGAATGTCCATAGTCACCACGTCGAATCCTGGCACCAGCAACTCATGGAAATCATTAAGTTTGTATTTTCCAAGATAATACTTGGCTACTGTTTCGACTTCTTGACCAGTAATTAGAGCTAATTCGTTGATTAGCTGCATGATAGCGTCATGCTGTTCGTTGCTAATGAAGTTAGGTTGTTGATCGCTTCTTGACTCGTAGCGTGTTTGTTGTGGTTGCTGATTTTGATGTGGTTGAGGGTTGTGGGTTTGGTTTTGTTGCAAGCTATCCTCTGACACTTCAAATTGGTCAACGTCTTGATCACCGATGGCAAACAATGACTGTAAGGCATATTTCCCGGCGTATGATTGCACCGCTCCTGTCCATTGTGGCTCAGTCATTTGTTTTAAGTCGCCGTTACGAGTTTTTAAAATTGGTACTGGAGACAATTCGGCAAACGCTACCGATTTCGTGTTTTTCTCTTTGCTGAAAGCCGTAGCAGTGGCTTTGATATAGGTTTTGTCCATGACTACAACCAAGTCATAGTCAACAACGACACTCCAATTTGATTTCAAACTCTTGAATGTGTTGTAGATGTCCTCAGCACTCCTTGAAGCGTACTTGGCATTTCGTTCTTGCTTTTTTTCAAGCTGCATCCGTTGTTGCAGCTCTGTGAATGTCATTTCTTCCATGTCATATCCTTCCTGGATGCCCCTAATTCTCAAATTTTTGGGGGGTTATTTGCCGTTTTACCGTTTCTCTAGTGTGATTGGTGCCACTAGATTATTTAGGACGGTTACAAGCGATTTTAGAGCCATTTTTTGCCCTTTGACTTTTTTAGGTTCCAAAGCTCCTTTTTGAGCTTGGTGTTCTCTTGAGCTAGTGACAAAATTCTGTCTTGCTGACTATTGATAATCTCTCCCAACTCACGACCTAAATTCATGTACTTGTTCCGCCAACGGCTCTCGACTTCATACGTTTTTCGTTCCGTATTTAATGCCTACCCTCCCACCACTTCAATTATTTATTAATTAGTCAAAAGTTCCATAAGCACTTCGATGCCATTCTTCAAGGATCCTTCACGCTCTGTACGTTCGAAGTCCGAGCCGTCAAGTTTAGTTACATTGTATGCGACTTCTACGATAAGCACTTCACAGTCAAACGCTTCAGCGAGCTTGTCGAGATTGTTTTTTTGTTTTTCGTAAAACTCAATCGGTAACTGTAGTGCTTTCCAAAGACGGTCGTCAAAAACTGCTGTAAACACTAGACTTTCTTTGTCCTTGTAATTTTTAAGAAATCCATCTTTTTCTGCGCTGTAAAATACGACTTGTTTGTTATTTTCTTTCATGATTATCCTTCCTCACCTTCGTTGTACTTTTTGAAAGTCAATGTCAAACTTGCGATACCTGCTGCAATTACCACAAGCCCAAGAGTTGACATGATGCCTTCTTTTTCGCCAGTGTTTGGCAAAGTAGCGCTGTAAGTAGGTGTCTTTACAGCCTCTTTTGGATCAGAATCAAAGTTATAAGATACTGTGGTAATTTCCTTTTTGGCTTTCGGAGCGCCTACGGGCTTGCTAGTGTTAGGTACCACTGGTTTTTCTGGCTCTACTGGAATTTCAAGCTCTGGCAAATCGAGGATAGGGGCATCATTCGGAATTACTCCACCTTCAAACTCAGGTTTGTAGTGTACTGGTGCTTCATTTGGCACTGTGCCACCGTTCCATTCTGGCAATTCTCGCACCTCTGGAATACCCGGGATACCGCCCTCAAATTCCGGAATATCAACTTTTGGAGCTTCACGAGGAATTTCAAACGTTGGTTCCGGTTTGTTTTCACCGCTGGCATCACCTTTACCACCTACTAATTGAATCTTCTGATAAGAAACAGCACCGTCTGATTCAGCTTTCAGTTCAATCTTGTTAGTAGGGTTGGTGCTATCTTTTACAGCATTTACAAGTTTTGTTTTGTAGTACAAGTAAACCATGTGGTCTAAACGGTCCATTTTGATTTCAAAACCATGCTCAGATTTTGAGATAGACTTAACTAAGTCCATAGCTGAGCCTTTGTCAATCCAAGGATCTACACTTTCAATGTTCTTAATTTCAAAGTAGTTATCAACTAACTTTTGGTTTTCTGACATTTCATCAATGATAGTCACATAGTTAAGTACCTTCTTTGCATAGTTAACACGAGCTGTCCAATTAATCACAGTAGGATCTTCTTTGTCTTGGAATCCCCATTTTGCAATGAGTTCATCTTTGCCGATTACTTGTTCTGAGCCAATATTAGCTGTTACCACGGTGCCGTTAAAGTTGGCACTCACTGGCTTACCTGGCACCACTTTATCTGTCCAACTTGCATCTAGTTTTAAGTTCATGATCTTATTCAAAGGGTGTGATTTGAAATAGTCATTGAATACAGTTGTCACTTTATTCGTGGCAGCATCCGCTGTAGCTTTACCAACCACCGCTTTCTCTGGATTGTGCACATCAAACTCGTAAGAGGTTTGGAATTTCACTTCTTCGGGCAGGTCAAAAGTAACCTTATCCCCCTCATTCACTGGCACATCATCCGGAATTTGGATATCTTTGTACTCAACTTTAAACGGGGAGTATTTGCCATTGCCGTTAGGAAATGTCACCTCAACGTTAGGGTTTTCCACTGTGATCGTAGTGTCTTGTTTAGTAACAGTAGTTGCTACTGGCTGAGTTTCTGCAATCGGTTGAGATTCCACTGGTGCTGGTGGAGTAAATACTGGTGTTTCCGCTACTGGTGCCACTGTTTCGCTAGGTGTCACTGTAACGTTTCCGCCGTTGTCAGCAGTGTATACGTTAGCCACTGTTGGCTGAGTATCTACTGCTGTTTCAGTCACTTCATCTGCTGATACTGTGCCGGCACCGATAAGCAATGCTGTAGCAAGAGCAAGCGTTCCGCACAAGCCATAGGCTTTGCTTTTAGTGAATCCAGTTTTTACAGTTTCTTGAACGTTAAAGTTTTTCATGATATACTCCTTGTATAGATGTTTTTTTCTAGCACGGGCCCTTACCCGTGTTTTTTTTAGTGCTCTCAACGTGCACCCAACGCCCCACCGTGTCATGTTTTTTTCAATGTTTTATTAGACTTTTTTTGGGAAGATAGGAAAAAAGTAATTTAGTAAAGTTTTTGGGGAAATTATGGGTATAAGTTACACTCCACGGCAGGGCCATGGCTGCACGTTGAAATATGGTTTCTATTGCCTATATTTCAGCTTAAGCCTTTCGCTCTTTTCTTCGGGTGTCTCAACCCACTCAAAGAATGGTTCTTGCTGTTTGGGTTTCTTCTTGGCAAACAAGAATTTTAGTAGTCGTTTCAAATCATCACCCCACTAACTGATCTAATGGCAATCCGTGGTCAGCGTTGAATCGCTCAGCTTTAGCTGTGTAAGATTCCCATTGTGGAACTTCATAGACTTCTACTTCATTTTGCTTTTTGCTCCAAATCCATCCGAATAGTTTTTTCATGTTTTTTTACCTCTCTTATTCTTCTAACTATAATTACTGTATAGTTATCTATTAGTAATTATTTCTAGTTAGTGCCGGTAGGCTCTAGATTGTTGTAAGTTAGTATTTGTTGTATAGTTAGTATTTATTAGTGCCCAATTTTACACATCGCAATTTTACACATCGCAATTTTACACATCGCAATTTTACACATCGCAATTTTTGGGAACTGTAAAATTTACGTTGTGCTATCTGTGGATAACTCTTTCTCAAGATGTCCCATCAGATACTCTAGGTAGTTGTCTGTTATAGGAACATCTGAGAAAAATCTGTGTATCTCACTCCCTTTTCCTCTACCTAAGCTACGTTTAATCACTCTCATATATCCTGCTTCTTCTAAGATTTTGAAATGGCTATCAACGGTAGTGCGGCTTATGCCTAGCCGTCTTGCGATTTCATCGGGATATACAACCCAATCGGGCTTATTGGTCAAGATGACCGTTAAAATGCCTATTGTTGCTGGTTTCAGCCGTTTATCTTGAGTAAAAGCGTTATTGATAGATGTGTAATTTTCGTTAGCGTTCCTGATTATGTATTGCATACCTCATAGTCAAGCTCCTTTCCATAGCTTTTCTTTGTTTATTTGTTGCCCTAACCGCACTAGAGAACTAGTGAGGACTGTGTTTTCATTTCATATATTTAAGGAGAGATTATGAATATCAAATCGTTTTCGTTGCTGCTTACTTCAACGGTAGTTAATAGGTATCGCTTTATTTTTCCTCACTAGCTCACTGCTACGGCTAGGGGTGTTGTTATTATTTGAATCTGTTTCTGGTTTTCCATTCGATGAAGGACTTGAAACCTTCATAGTTGATGAAAACTAGTTTGTGCGTTGGGTTGAATACGTATTCTCGGAAGTCTTTGTTATCCCTCATTTCTCGAATGAGGTTTTTCGCCATCGACTTCCCTAGGCCTTCCCACCGCTGCATGAGGTGGTCGTAGTCTCCCCACTCAGCCGTTTCGTTAACCCCGACTGGTTTGTAGGTGATTTCCATAAGCGTTACCCGATTTCTTTCAATCCGTTTTCAAGAGCGATAAGCTCTTTTTGTTTTGGTGTCTCACGAATTTCAAACTTAGTGAAATCGTCGTAAGATAGATTTTCCAAAAATTTAACTGCATTCTCAGCGTCAACGTGCTTGATGTTAGTGTATTTTGTCACGTTGAAAGCTTTCTTCAAGCGTGAGTACATCAAGCGGATAAATTGACCTTTCTTGGATGCGAACAAGTTATCGCTTGGATGTGTTTTCTGTTCTTCAAAGTAGAAATCAGCAAACACGCCAGCTTTTCGGAAAACAATGCTTTTGATTTTCGTAGCTTCACCGTCATCGATATGGACTTTCTTGTTGACTTCTTCGATAAGTTTTTCCATATCGTTGAATTTGTGGTTTATCTTCTTAGAAGTCTTGTCCATTTCTTCCTTGATACCGATAACCTCTTTTAGAAGTTGATCGTTGACATTGCTTTGAGCAACTAAATTCATGGCTTGTTGCTTTTGCATTTTCACTGTTTCAGCTAACAGATTTTCTTTTTTCTTGTTCTTCTTACTCATTGATGATTTCTCCTTCTATGATTGCTCTTCCGTTCTCTGGGACAATCTTGTTCATTTCGTCTAACCAGTTTTCAGTTAGCGTCAAGATGTCTCTGAGTTTTTCAATCTGAGCGTCTTTTCCAATGCCTTGGATAAGGGTTTTAAATCTGAGCGGTGCCATTTCTTCGTCAAAGAAGTCTTCAAACTTGGAAACGAGCTTGCTGAGATTAAAGATATTAGTCACGCTATTTTCTAGCTTTTCCTTGTCAGCTCGTAGGTGTTCGATAGACTCTTTCAAGGCTAGAGCTTCCGAGGTTTCTTTCTCGAGCATTTCATAAGACGCTTCTTTAAGTCGCAAACTTCTTTTGACTGAATCAAGCTCGTCTGATAGGTCTTTATTCTTGCCTAGCAGTTGTTTATTGAGCTCTTGTGTTGCTTGATAATCTTGTGGGATGATTTCCTTTTCGATTACCTTTTCAGTGGTTCTCGTTTGTTTGACACGTTCCAACTCACCCTTGACCGCTTCCAGTGCTTGGTCTTTGAGTTTGAGACGACGCTTGACCTCTTGCAATTCTCTGACCGTTGGTGATTCGCCTTGTTCAATCTTTTCGATTTGCTCTTGCTTTTCTTCCTCTGGAAGTGTTGCTATGAGGTGTAGGGCAGTTGTTCCTAAATGTCGTAACGTTTCGACATTTGGCAATTCTTCAACAATCTTCATCGATTTATAAGCGAAGTCTTTGTCAATCCCGATACTTTCGTGCCACTGCCGAAACTGCCCGTGTGTCAAGTCATTTTCTTTGACGTGGCTTAATCGTCTACCAATTTCCCAAATCGATTGACCAGCTATTTGCTTGTGGTGGTTTATTTCCAATTCAATTTGAGAAAGGTTGTTTGATAGTGCTATTTCGTTCATGTATTATCCTTTCTGAATTCGTCTAAACTGACATCTAAAGCGTCAGCAATCTTCACCATTCTACTGAAAGAAATGTCTCTCTTTCCGATGTTCATCAACGTGTTATAGCTGATACCAGTCTTTTCAGCTAACTCTGTGACTGTCATTCCTCTGTCAATCAGTAACTTGCTTAAAGTTTTTTTCATATTCAACTCCAAAACACAATATATAGTGTTTGATTGTATTTAGAACACAACATATTGTGTCATTCTATCCTTTCTGATATAATTATATACATGACAAACGGTTGAATAAGACTTCTCTACTCCTTATGAAAATCGCAAGTCAAACATTACGGAAAGGAGAAAATTCTATGAACGACTTTGAAAGTTTAAAGCAGGTTAGTTACAACCTAATAGCCGAATTCATTGAGAAGAATCCAGCTGAAGTTGCGACGCCAGCTGTTATAGATGTCATTGAGAAGTTGTTAAATGCCAAGGATATGCAAGTGGATGTTCTTGCTAATCAAAAGGCAACTAAAATTCTCAATGATATTACTGATAAAGCTCATGAATAGCTTTATCCAACTCCTGTTCAGACTTTTCTTGTTCTTTTTGGCTTTTGACAATAAAGTCTGAATAGATATTTTTCCAAGCCTTGACTATTTCAATAGTTGAGGTTTTTGATTTCCCACTATACGGATATCGTTTTGGTTTCATGTTTGTTCCTTTTATTTTTTTAATTGTTTGGTTCAAGTTCTTGAACTTTATAGTTAAAAAAATATTCAACTATCTCATCTCGTGAGATTTCTAATAATTCAACCGCTTTTACAATTTCATCTTGTTTCCACTTCGCTTTCCCGTTGATCTTGAATGAAAAACTTGAGGGAGTTAAGCCGATAGCTTTTGCAAAAGCTTCTTGCGTCCCGTATTTTTCTTTAATACGACCCTTTAATTTAGCGTAGTTAAATCTCATTGAGTTCTCCTTTCTAAGTTCAATCTCTTGAACTTTATGGTTTTATTTTAATCCTTCTCTTTTTATTTGTCAACAGTTTTGTTCAATTTTTTGAACTTTTTTTATTTTTTTCTTGAACTTTTGTATTTTCTACTATATAATGAATCCATAAAGGAAAAAGGTAAAGAATATGAAAAATACTACTGCTGCACGCTTGCAACAAGTGATGAATGAACGAAATTTAAAGCAAGTTGACGTAATTTTCCTTTCGAAAGTGCATCAAAAGGAATTGGGCGTAAAACTTGGAAAGAGTGCTTTGTCTCAATACATCAACGGAAAATCAACACCAGACCAAGAAAAGTTAGTGCTACTTGCTAGAACGTTGGGGGTATCTGAAGCATGGCTCATGGGGTATGATGTCCCTATGACGAAAGAACAACCTCAACCAACCAACGCCCA